AAACGCCCCGCTGTTGTTTTCGGTGACCGAGCATGACCCGACAACCCAGCCCGTTAGTGTCGTTTGGGTGGTGCTGGTTACGGCGCCAACTGAATTTGAATTGACGGTAAGAACTTGGCTTACTGGGCCTCCTGTGCCTTCAAATGTGACAACAAACGACGAGTTGTATAGGTTCTGCCATCCGTAATAAATATTTTGTCGTATTGTCGATACAAGTGGAGACGAAAACTGGTGCATCAAACCTGTTGCGCCAGGGATTAGTTCTCCTTGCGGGTTGAGGACTGCGTTAGTGCCATACCAGGTGTTTTTGGGTACTGCCGCAGCTTTATTGCCCATGTAGTGGCCGCCAGAGAAGTCGTCGTAAGTGATCGCGAACGATCCCATGTCAGCTCCAGCTGGCGTAGTCGGAGAGGCGGTCGAACTTGATGCGCTTCTTGAGGGTGGCTCGGTTGTCGTCGTTCATGGTTCGCAACCAGTTGCCGTACTCTTGCAGGTAGAGGCTGGCTCGAGATTCGTCTTGGCGTCGGGCGGCGCACAGGTACGCCCCGTAGCAGACGATGATGTAGTGGTAGACCGGCGGGAGGATGGGGGTGGCTCCGTCGCTCGAGAGAGCTGGCTCGGAACGGAAATAGTAAAACGTGCCAGGCAATGTGGCCGAGGGGATTGGATTGATTTTGACGTAGTTGCCGTAGATCACCCAGCCGTAGTTGGTGTCGTCAGATAGCGGGTTGATGTAATCCTCAAACGGGATTTGCTGGACTGGCGCCGAGTTGATGATGAGCTGGTTGGCCCGCATGAAGTCGGATGGCAGTTGTGCTTGCCCATAGGTGGAGTCGAAGTTGAGGCTGGCTGTTGCGGCAAGCCACCACCAGTCTCGTTCGGCGCTAACACGGTTTAGGGCGTCATTGATTGACGTGTTGACGAATGCGTCCGTAATCAGAGCGTCGCCTGCTGATGGGATAGCGAGGCGGTCCTTGATGGCGGTGCGTAGTTCGGAGCGGTCCATTAGAGCACCTGCACGCTGTATGCCTGAGCTTGGCTGGAAATCACTTTGACGAGGGGTGCGGAGCCGTCTCCTGGGATAGACAGTGTTTGACCGATGCCGAGGTGGTATGAGTCGTTGCCTGCGACGGCCGGATCGGTGACGCCCTTGGTTGGGTCGCCGTAGGTGAAGTAGATCGAAGCGCCAGATGTTGTGCGGTTGGTCAGAAGGATGAACGAGGCTGGGGCTGTAAAGGTGATGTTGTCCACCGTGTCCGGCGTCAGGGTGGCATGTTTGGCGACGTTGACGGTGTAGGAGGCCATTACTTGCCTTTCGAGTTCATGGAGTATTGGCGGCGGTTGCCGCCGTCCAGGTGGCCCAAATCTTTGATAAGCGCCCAGTGCATCTTGTCGGCCAGCTCGAGACGCTTTTCCTTTTCTTCGGTTTCGTGGGCGTCACGAATGGCCTTGTTCTTTTTCATCAGGTCTTCGTGCAGTTTCTTGCCTTTTTGCCAGTCACCTTCGATCAGTTTGGTGATGAGGGTGTGGTCGCATTTGTCGTGTGAGCAGGCCACATACGGGTTGCCCATGACGTCGATCATCCACACCTCAAAGCGTCCGGCGAGCGGGTTGAACATGAGCGATGCTGACGGGTCGCCCCGCCATCCTGACTCGTCACCTTTCTGGATTCGGGTGGCGATGTCGTAGACATCCCATGACACTTCGGCCATGTTTGCCCCACCGTCAACGGTTCCCATCAGGTCTGCTGCGCGCATCATGCTCCCCATCATAGACATTGGGGCCGGTCACCCGAAGGCAACCGACCCCAACTGCCGTGTGTTGTTTTGACCGTCAGGTCAAGGATCAGATCGAAACTTCGGTCAGGTCCTTGATGACGAAGTGGGCGTTGCGCTGCTTGCAGGCGAGTTCGCCGTACGAGTAGAGCGTGGCCTCGTATGCGTCGAGGTCGGGCTTGCGGTTCATCACCGAGCCGTCGAGGTCCATGAACTGGAAGCCGTCGCCGACCTGGTGGTACACGAGCACCTCGGGGTTGATTCCGTACAGGCGGTTGTTCGGACAGTCGAAGTCGGCGTACAGCACGGTGGGCGACTCGTCACCCTTGCCGCTGACCGACGGGCTGTAGAACTGGATGCCTGCGTAGCCACCCTTGAGCTGTGTCTGCTCCATGTTGCGCTTCAGCGAGAGCAACAGGTTGCTGACTGCCAAGTGGACTCCTTCGGCCGACACCAACAGGCTGGGCTTCTTGCCCGAGTTGGTGAGAACCTTCATGATGGAGCCGGTGATGAGGGTTTCCGTCACTGCACGGTTGGTTCCGCTGTTCGAGTTGACGTACGCCTTCCACTTGGGCTGGCTCGACGGGTTGATCGTGTGAAGCACCGAAGCGTCATCCACGATGGTCTGGACACCGGTGAGTTCCACCTGACCGTCACCCGGCTGACCCGAGTTGTTGCTCGCTCCACCAGCTCCCGCACGGAAGATGAAGTGGCTCGAGGACGTGGTCACGGCGGCACCGGAGATGGTGACCGTCTTGGCTGACTCGTCCACAGCGGTCACGGTACGGGCCGACGCCACCGTGGTGGGGGCCGCAACGGTTCCGATGTCGACAACCATGCCACCGTCGAAGAACAGCTGACGGAGAGCCGTTGAGCCGGTGGTGGTGGCGAGGACGACGGTCGTGGAGGACGAGGTCGTGCCACACTGGGCGATGACACCGTTGGAGGTGCCCCACAGCTGGCGGTTGACGTCCTTCATGGCGTCGCGCTTGATGCCTTCCATTTCGGCGTCGAGGGCGTCGATGAATGCTCCACGATCCGAAACAGCCTGACGGATGGTCGGGCCGCTCAGCTGGATGCGTCCGTAGACGTACCGAACCGGGACCGGAACCGTCGCGTAGGACTGGTTTCCTGCTGTCGGGAGAGTGCCATTCTCTGCGCGAGCGCCGACACCGGACGAACGTCCGAGGTGGACAGCGTGGCGGGCGACTCGGCCCTGGACGGTGTCCGTGCGAGTCTCGACCTGCGAGAGAAGAAAGTTGGCTTCGTTGAGGTTGTCCAGAAAGTCTTTGTAGTCGTCCTTCAGGATGGCATCAACGGTTGACAATGATGCTGCCATTGTTGGCTCCTTTTTGGGGTGGTGTGGATTGGTTTTCCGCTACCGCTGCTTACCGGAGTCCACCGGGTTCACATCGCCACATCCGTGACTTACTGGTTGCTATGTCTTGTGTGCCTATCCGGGCACACGCTCAACTATACACAACATCTTGTGCCTTGTGTGTTTCCCTGCGCGCGTAGGGGGAACACGCGCAGGGAAACGATCTACAGCCCGTTGGCTTCGAGTCGGGCGAGAGCTTTTTCTTTGGGTGACATTCCGGCGACCGGGTTGTTGACGGCGGGATAGCCGTTGCCGGACGGCGGCATGTTGTTCATTGTGCTAGCGGCCGTTGCCCGCTGGGTAGCGATGGCCTGTGCTTGGGCGAGCACTTGTTCTTCGACTTCACGGATCGCAGCGTTCAGATCAAGGTCGGGGCGCTTTGATGCGGCAACGATGGCGGCGGTCGCCAACGGCGAGTCGGGTTCCCAGCCGTGCTGGGTCAGCGTTTGCTTGATCTGAGCTTCGTAGCCGTTCTGCACCTGCTGCATTTGGAACTGCTGGATTCGCTGTTCGACCATCTGCTCAACCTGTTGGGGGGTGAGTCCCTGCGATGCGCCTTCCACCTGCGCTTGCTGGGTGATGAGCGCTTCCTGGGCTGGCGTGATGTACGAATCGAACTTGTCTCCGGCAAGGGTGCGGGCGTTGTCGACCATCCATTTGACGGCCGCTTCGTTGTCGCCGGATGCAAAAGATTTGACAAAGTCCTGAATGGCGTTGGCGTCGTCGGGGTGAAGTCCTTGGAATGCCTGGGCAATGGGCTTGTAACGCTCTCGTTCACGCAGGCGATCCTGCACTTCGGAGCGGTAGCGCGCTTCCCAATCGACGTTTGTTTCGGCAGGTTCGGCAGGTGCCTCACCAGCGGGAACGGAATCCACCGTCCCTTCGGGGGCTGTGTCACTCATTGTTTCTCCTTATTGAACAGGCTGTCCAGCCTGGGGTTCGGGAACCATCGAGCCGGGGGGTTCGTTGGCTTGCGGCAGAGCTTCCGCTCCGGGCATCTGTTGCATGGCTGCGAGCTGGCGTTGCGCTTCTTCCATTGCAAGCGCTTCGTGTGCTTGGATGTGCACGTCGATGGTCTGACGGATTTCGTCGGATGCCAGCTCGTATGCAGGCGATTTGCGTTCACGGTTGTGTTGGGCGATGTGCTTGGCATGGTCATCGAACATGGCGGGCATGACGGCGACGGCTTGCATAAGCAGGCCGTTTTCCCATTCGGCCTTGGCGATGTCCGGGTCGGTGGTTGCCGGGTAACCCTTCGGGTCGGGCAGGTCAAGCATGCGGGCAATGGCCAACGGATCAAGGTTGGCAAACGCCTGCGGGAACCTGTCGGCCAGGCTGGTGAGGATCGACTGGGTGGCGATCTTGGATCGGGGTGCTGTCGCATCCAACGGCACCTTGAC